ATGACGTAATAAGTGAATGAAATCAATAGGTTACGACTACACATCTCATCACGGTATGTCTACAGACGTAATTCTTATAAAAATCGCGCGCACCTCTTTTTTGAAAAAAAAAAAACTTACTCTTGGGTAAAAAACTCTATAGGAACCTGAAAAAATGAACAAAGGTGGACGACCGACCCGGGTTAGCAAGGTTTTGCAACAGACGAAGATCCCAAAAACCGAGATGGGGTCGATAAATGACAAGTTGGCCGTGACGGTCCCCAAGTTCGAGGACCAGAACAAACCCTTGTCGCCACGCGAGTGGAAATTCGTGCAGGAGTTCGTCGCCGGTTGTGGCGAAGTCTCTTTGAAAGAGGCCGCGATCCGTGCTGGATATACCGAGGCCCGCGCCAATCAAAACGGCCATGACCTGACAAATCCGAAAAAAAACCCGCACATTGTTGCTGCGATACAGGAATACCGAGGTCAGCTGGCCGCGAAGTACGGAACGACATATGAACGGCATATGCGGGATATGCAGACCATACGTGACGCAGCACTAGCGGCGGGGGCATACGGCGCTGCCGTACAGGCAGAGTATCGACGCGGACAGGCCCTGGGCACGATTTACGTGGACAGGAAGGAAATCCGCCACGGTACGATTGACTCAATGAGCCGCGAGGAGGTCGAGCGCAAGCTGGCAGAACTAAAAGCCTTTTATGGTGGACCGCCGCCAAAAGAGATCATTGACCTTCCGATGACGGAAGTAGGCAAGTCGCTTGAAGTGGACCCGCCGTTTGACCCAACGCAAACCCTAAAGGACTTGAGTGAAGCCAGAACAATCGTTGTACAACCGCTTGCGGGAGAACCTGCCACTTTGTCGGATGACCCGGATTGAATCCCGAGTCAATCTGGGGATCCCAGATGTTCTGATTGCGTTCCGCAAGCCCGCGAAGTTTGTAATGCTGGAGCTCAAAGTCGTAAAGCGGGGTAGGCAAGTTGCCCTGAGCCCGCATCAAATTTCCTTCCATATGGCGCACGCGGAACTGGGTTGCCCGACGTTCATTCTGGTCCAGTATCACCCCCCGGGGACGACCAGCGTGGCAAAAGCAGAGCTTATGCTCTACCGCGGAAGTCAGGCCGCGGCGTTGCTACGGGACGGGATTGATCTCGAGCCGGTTGAGTCATGGCCAGCTAATGGGCCGATCTGGCAGATGATGCATTTGCGCTTGACGGAGTAAAAAAACCAGTTATAGTTGCGGCTCGGGTTCAGCGGTTGAGCCCGACTCAGAAAGGAGAAAGCGATGATTTTGGTTACGAAGTGCTGGGAAAACTACTCCGTCGCTGACGACGGCGAAGTCGACCTTGAGGATGACGGCTTCCATTTCGAGGATCAGCCGGTCACGTTCAAAGAGCTGATTTGGATGATGGAAGACGACGGATTTAGGTGGTCGTCCTGCTATCCAGCGGAGGGTCATCCGAATGAACATCTGACGACCAGCGAGATCATGGATATGCACACCGGGGTTTGGGAAACGAACACCTTGCACTATTCACGAAAAAACCTTCCGCGAAGCGCCAAGTACTGGCGTTGGGCATTTAAGGCGAAGGGCCTGATTAAAGGGGACAAAAAATGACCCGACAGGCCATTCTCAAAGCTCTGATTCGTCATGAGCTCGCCTTTTTGATGGAGAACCCGGATCAATTGGAAGCCGTTGTGCAATGGCTGATGGAACTGCCTTCGCAGACTGATTCGGAACTTAAAAAAACGCATTGGCTTTTTTTCAACGGGGAATGACATGAAATACACGGTCGTAATGGAATACAAATCGCTGGTGACACTTGAGGTCGAAGGCGAAACAAAACCCGAGGCGATTGCGAATGCGTTCGAAGCCGCGGAAGACAATTTCGAGGGTAAGTGGACGGTTCTCGCCGTGAACCCAGCTGAACCCGCGGTCAGTCCGCCGCCAACTCATGAGGTTTCGCTGATCCATATGATTGAGCTCGAGGACGGCAGGGGCTACCGCTACATGGACCCTCGGTCAATCGAAGAGGGCCAAAAAATATTGTTCAACGTCCATGTTCGAGAGTACTCCGATGGAGACCTTGTTGACCTTCTCGAAGACGAGGATTTTGAGACTTGGGAAGCCGCGGACGCCCGGGCCGTTGAGCTCGAGCAGAAGTACCCCGGTGCGCTTCGCGACGATTATTGAAGGGGGCGACAATGAAAATCAAAGGTAAGTTCCCCTCCTGGGCAAATGGGAGACAACGGCGAAGGATTGCCCAGCTGGGCGGCACAATAAAAACAAAAACCAATGCGCGAGAATCCCGGGAGCTCCGGGATCGTGAGATTCAGGCCAACTTTAAGGCAGGCCTGCGCCAGCTGGCGGGTTGGATCGCCGTCCGATCCCTGATCGGAAGCTTTTTTAACGGGGGGCGTTGACAGGCCGCACAATAGTCTTTATAGTCTCCGGACCGGACGCCGTCCGGGCACTCAACCCTTCAGAAAGTGAGAAAGAAAATGTCATTGGAATCAGCAGAACTGTTCGAGCAACTGTCCACCCAGCTGGCGAAGGATGTCGCCGACAAGGCCATTATTGAAATGGACTTGACCGATATCATTGCGGACAAATTGGACTATGCCGCAATTTCGGAAAAAACCATGGCCGAGCTGGATTACACGGATCTGGCCAATGAGGTGCTCAATCATCTTGACTATACGGACATCGCCAGCAATCTGGACATGTCGGACTTGGCCCGCGAGGTGAGCGACGAGCTCGACCTCGAGGACATTGCGGACAATCTGGACGTTGAGAAAATTGCCAGAACGATTCGCAATAACCATGCGGATGAGCTCGCAGTCGAAGTCGCAGGGCATCTCGCCCGCTCTGACTTGTTGCTGGATGCTATGGGCCAGATCGCGGATGACCGGATCGCGTCGGTGACCGACTTTTTGATCCCCGAGGCCCGGCGGGCCGTGCTGGCCACGGACGTGGCGGACCGGCTCAAGCAAAGTGACGATTTCCGCGACATGTTCGCGGAAATCGCCAGTCAGCTGGTCAGGAAGGAAGTTCGCCGTGTCCTGATCGAGCTCGTCATTGCCGTGTCCGGTTCACCGGCTCCGGGAGACCGGGTCGATTTAGGCGAGCTCCGGCTCACTCCTGTAACGCCGACTTGACCCGATTCGAAACATTAGTTTATTGTGCGCACTCGCCGGGCACGTTGCCCGGCTCAACTCAGAAAGGGATAGCAAAATGGCTCATATGATCGATGAAACTACCGGGCGTGCCGCGATGGCCTACACCGGGCATACCCCATGGCACGGACTCGGCCGGGCCCTGACCGCTGGGGCCAGCATTGAAGAGTGGACCCGGCAAGCCGGGCTCGAGTACACCGTGCTTGAGTCGGCCGTGGAATATCAGACGCCAGCCGTGACTGGTCACCAAGTGTGGCCGGCCCGCAAAGTCCTGCACCGCTCGGATACGGGCGCACCGTTGGCCGTAGTCAGCAAGGATTACCATGTCGTCCAGCCGGCGCAAGTGATGGATTTTTTCGCGAAGTTGGTCGACGTCGGCGGGTTTCAGCTGGAGACCGCGGGCGCACTCAGCGACGGGAAACGAGTGTGGGCGTTGGCGCAAGTGGGCGAGGCCGCGCCAGTCGTCGACGGGGACTTGGTCAAGCCTTACCTATTGCTGGGCACGTCATATGACGGGACTATGGCCACGGTCGCGAAGTTCACCGCGATCAGAGTTGTGTGTAATAACACCATAACCGCCGCGGTCGGCGGCACGGTTTACGGCCGCGGAGTGAAGGCCGAGGATGAGACTTCGAAGGGTTACCTAAAGTCGGCCGTTCGAGTTTTACACTCGGAACGGTTCGACGCTGACGAAGTCCGGCTGCAGCTGGGCATTGTCACGTCGCAGTTTGAACGCTTTATTGTCGAGTCGCGCCAGCTCGCCGGCGAGCCCATGACTGCAGAACAGGCGGACGAATTCGTCCAGGCATTGCTGGCCCCCTACCATCAGGGCAAGTCGGACATTCGCGAGTCGAAAGCATTCAAGCGCACGATTGAGTTATTCAATGGCAACGCAATCGGGGCCGATATCCCGGGCATTGCGGGCTCGCGCTGGGCCATGCTGAACGCGGTCACTCAGTTAGTCGACCATGAGCGCGGCCGGTCCGATAACACCCGGCTCGAAAGTGCTTGGTTCGGGACTGGGGCCGCGATTAAGGCTCGCGCCGTCGACATGCTTGCATTGCCCGCCTGACTCGTTTTATAGTTTGTACCCCGGCCAGCCGGCCGGGTTTTTAACCCTCAGAAAGTGAGAATTGATCATGACCCAGAAAACCGTTCAAACAGTTTCATTCGGCTCGAGCACGTTCGCCGTCCCCTCAACCGTCAAACTGGCTGACTTGTTGGTTTTAGTCGGACTGCAGGCGGTCCGCTCGACTTACCATTCGGATCCGTGGAAGGTGTTCGAATATCTGGATGATGAAAGCACTCAGCTGACAATCGGACAAAAAACCGTTTATGCGGATTCCGAATCGGCGGAAAACGCAAAAAAAGCATACGCGCGAGACCGCGAGTTAGCGCGTGAGTCGGAAACCGCCAGCGACTAATTAGTCCTGGACGACTCGAGCCCCAGCAACATAAACCCGGCCCCGGCCGGGTTTTTTCGTTTATGATTGCAACGCGGGCCCAGCCCGGGCCCGATAACAGAAAGTGAGAATGTAATGCTTAAGACCGTCACCAAGTCTAGTAATTCGAAGACCGGCCCAATCGCCGTAACGTATCGCGCGGGCCAGCATGCCACGTTCGCCACGTGTCCGGCCACGTGCCAATTGAATCCGAAACCCGAAACGAGCTCGGCCGCCATCGATATAACCTACGTTCGGGCCCTGTCGCGGGCCGTGCCACCCGATGGCCATGCTTGGACTTATTCACATTTCCATTGGTCGCGATTGCCGCGGCCCCAGCCGGCCCGAACGGTCATTAATTTTTCGGCGGATAGCATGGCCGATGCGGCCGAATGCGTGACGGCCGGCCGGCCGGCCGTACTGGCCGGAGCTCCGGCGGATGGCCGCGACGAATGGCCCCGTGTTTTCAATGGCGTCAAATTTGTAGTTTGCCCAGAGCAATTGAGCCCGGCCGGCTCCGGGTTCACTTGCCAATCGTGCGGCAATGGCGTGCCATTATGTGCCCAGCCGAATCGGGATTTTGTGATCGTTTTTTTGGCCCATGGCACGGGCCGCAAGCTTGCTGAGGATCCGAACAAACCCGGCGGATGCTATGGGGCCAGCGGGCCCGTGGCGATTCAATGGCACGCCACGCGGGCCAATGGCCGGCCGGATGACGCGCGAGCCGTTCTCACATTCGCGGCAAGTTTGCCGCCGGGCTCATTATTGCGTCACCACATCGCCGGCGATATCGGACGGGCCGCGTGATGATTGGGGTACTCGTTTTCGTATTGCATTGGTTTTTTTGTGCAATCATTGGCCCGGGCCCTGCCCGGGCCCGACCTATCA